GACCTTGTGTATCAAATAACTTCCTATTCCCGCCACCCACGACATGACCGCGCAATCATGTTTCAACTAATGAATAAATTTCCATCAAAATACGGTTACCTATTAGTGCCTAATCAACTGGGCACTGAGACAAGTAGCCGTAGCATGTTTCTTGATGGTTTTGTAAAAAGAGATGCGGTAGACAGTGAAACTGGAAACCGTCGTCTTTTAAGAAATGTACTATCAGTTAGAGTGCTTAGCGAAATGACGCCTGAACAGGCAGCAGCCGCTACCAAGCTAGTTGAGCAAGTGCATATCAACACTACTACATCGTATATCCCGTCTGGCTACATACCGATCTAATAAACGTAAACTATGTATAAATATAAGGAGTCAATTAAATGACAGCATATCTACGCCCAGGGGTGTACGTTCAAGAAACGCTAAACCCTATCGCACCAGTAGTTGGTCCTTCATCAAACACTGTCGCCGCTTTTATCGGAGCAAACGACCGTGGTCCAGAAGTTCCAACACTAGTTACTTCTTGGAGCCAATACGTTTCAAAGTTTGGTTCTTGGAACACCAACACAGGAAATGACCTTCCACTAGCTGTTTACCTATTCTTTGCTAATGGTGGAAGCCAAGCATTTGTAACCCGTGTTTCAGGAAGCGGAGCTAACGCAGCTACCCGCAGCTTAAATGACCGCGCAGGTTCTCCTCAAGCAACGCTAAAGGTTAGCGCCATTAACGTTGGTACATGGGGTAACGGTCTAAACATCAGCGTTACTAACTCAACAACCACAGGTTACTTTAACCTAATTGTTTACTCAGGTGGTTCAAGTTCAGCAAACATTGTTGAACAATGGACAGACATTACAATGGTTTCAACAGACAGCCGTTATGCGCTTTCAGTTGTAAACAACAACTCTAACTACATCACACTAGTAGACCTAGCCTCTTCATCAACGGGCTCTACAAAGAACCCATCAACACTTACCAATCAAGCACTAAGCACAGGTGCCGATGGAGCAACAGTTGATAGCACAGCCATCACAGCTGCACTTCCTCTATACGACACCATTGCACAATCTTTGGTTCTCAACATCCCAGGATACACAGACGCTACAACCGTAAATGCTGCTATCTCATATGCAACAGGTCGCGGAGATGTTTTTGTTGTGGTTGATGGTATTAATGACACAGTTGCTAACCAACTAACATTGGCTGCTAGCTACACAGCAAGCTCTGAAGCTGCTGTTTATTACCCACAAATCACAATTGCTGATCCAACACTTGGAGTAGGAGCACCTGCTGGCGCTACTAAGACTCTAGGAGCTGGCGCTGCTGTTGTAGGTTTGTATGCAGCTACCGACGCTTCACGCGGAGTATTCAAAGCTCCTGCTGGGCTTCAAGCTCGTCTTGCTGGTGCGGTTTCAGTAACTCCACTAACAAACTCAGACCTTGATACTCTAAACAGCTCTAACCCACCAGTTAACGCAATTCGTTATATCTCTGGTTCAGGCATTGTTGTTATGGGCGCTCGTACATTGAAAGCTGGTTATGTAGATCGTTATGTACCAGTTCGTCGTACACTAATCTACTTGGAAAAGTCTCTAAAGGACTTAACTCAATTCGCAGTATTTGAGCCAAACGATGCTCGTCTATGGTCACGCATTAATGCAACAGTTAGTGCATTCCTAACATCATTTTGGTCTCAAGGCGGCTTAACAGGTGGTAACCCTTCACAGGCTTACTTTGTTAAGGTTGATGCGGAAAACAATCCACAATCAGCTATTGATAATGGAATTGTAAATATTCAAGTTGGTGTTGCTCTACAACGTCCAGCTGAATTCGTTGTAATCAATATCGGTCAATACAGCGGTGGAACCACCATCACTGTGGCTTAAAGGAGATAGGTAAAAATGGCAAGTTCAACCCTAAGTACATATAACTCAAGTCTGGTAACAGACCCATTACGTGGGTTTAGATTTACCGCATCCTTTACCGCAGCTGGTGGAGGAAGTGTGTTTGATGGTCGTATTACTGATGCTAACGGCACAGTAACACCTCCAGCAGCAGGTAAGTCAACTGGTTGGGTAGGCGGCTTCAGCAGCATTGGTGGATTGAGCATTAACACTCAAAACATTCAATACCGTGAAGGTGGCTACAACACCACTGTTCACCAGATTCCAGGAATGACAACATTCACACCTGTTACTTTCAGCCGTGGAGTTTTATTTGGAAACGACCAAGCTCTTGCTTGGATGCGTGGCCTTTTCTCAGCAGCCCAAGGTTCAGGTCTAAATAACGCTCTTGCAGCAAAGACCCCAAGTTTCTCTGGTGGAAACTTTCGTGTTGATATTGTCATCAGCGTTAACGATCACCCAAATACAAATGCAAATGCAGATGTTCCAAAGATGAAATTCAAAATTCACAACGCTTGGATTACTTCTCTTAACTACACTGACCTAGATGCTACAAATGGAGCACTTCTATTTGAAACAATGCAACTAGTTCACGAAGGAATCTCTGCTTACTTTGTAAATGGGGATGGAACACCAACCGACCTTTCAAACGAAAACTTATACTAATAACTAATTAATAGGAGAACAAGACGTGACAACAACAATTACAGATGCAGAACTAGTAAATCAATATGTACAAAAGGCAATGGAGGAGCCTGCACAGGTCGTAGCGACCAAGGCTCCTTCAGGACCTGAAGTACAACTACCAGGAGGCTTCGTAGATAACGGAGCTTTAGTTACTACAGTAGAGGTAAGAGAACTAAACGGTGTTGATGAAGAAGCTATTGCTAAAGCATCAACCACAGGTAAGGCTCTTAGCATTCTTCTACAACGTGGTTTGGTAAAAATTGGACCAAGAGAGGCTACTTCAGCCGATCTTGACAACTTACTATCTGGTGACCGTGACGCTATTTTGGTAGGCATCCGAAAGATTACTTTTGGAGAAACTATTGAACTAGGGACTCAATGCGGCAGCTGCGGGGTAGAGCAAGAAGTATCAATTGATTTAACAGATGATGTACCAGTAAAGAAGCTAGATGATGCTATCTCTGATAGAGAATGGAGAGTAAAGACCAAGAAGGGCTATGTCACAGTAGGTCTTCCAACAGGTATTACTCAAAAGAAACTATTGGAGAACGCTGATAAAACCGCGGCAGAATTAAACACAATTCTTCTAGCAGGTTGTGTACTAGCTGTAAACGATGAACCATCAATGGGCGCAAGCACTGTTCTTTCTTTGGGAATGCAAGACCGCTCAAAGATTGTTGAAGAAATCATTTCACGTAACCCAGGCCCACGCCTTGGGGAGGTGAAGAAGGCTTGCAAGGCTTGTGGTGAGTTTATCGCTCTACCACTTAGTCTTGTTGATTTGTTTCGCGTATAGCGAAAAAGATTATGAAAACTTGCTTGACCAGTACGAGATTCTAACTAGGACTTTTACTGGATGGACTTTAGCGGACATTAAATCAATGTCTGCTAGAGAACGGTTAAATTGGATAGAACGAAGTAGAAGAGGTAGGAAGTAACAATGGACGATATCAAAACCGCCTTTAGTCTAGGCGGCATGTCTCGTACAGTTACCAACCTTAAAAACGACTTACTTGGCCTAGCCAACGTAATTGAAAATACTTTACTTCCAAAGATTCAAAAAATGGCAACGCTCCTTAACGGGAGCGCTAATGCCTTTGGTGGTCTAGTTGATAGAAACGGACGACCTCTAAGCTCTCAAGCTTCTCAAAAAATATCTCAAGGCGCCACTGACGTACCATCTACTGGTGGCGGAGGAGCAGGTGGCGGTGGTGGCAACGATAACGTAATTGCGGACAATGGTCGTTCTAGGTCTGCTATGTACGCGTCTGCAGCCATACCTCTTGCCAAAATTGCTAGCAACGCTATGCCTAGCGTACCAACCGCGGTTGAACAAGATTTCTTAACCCAACGCGCCGCATTTTATGGAATAGGTGGGGGAAACCCAGCAGCAGTAAATTCACTGCAGAAGCAACTTGCTAAGCAAGGTTTTGCTTTAAATAATATGGATACCACCAGAGCTTTACTTATGGCTCAGAGCACAGGGCTTACTGGTGTTGGTAATCTCAATCAAGTTATGCAAGGAGCAGCTACAGCTTCTCAAATAACCCCAGGTATAGGTATTACTGAAGCAACTTCCGCCATTGGTGGAACTATGAACTCTGCTAATACCGTTAACCTTGCCCGCACAATTGGTATTAACATCCGTCAATCTGATGGAACAATGCTTCCATTCCCGCAGATGGTAGACAAGATTTGGGCTTTTATTAGCCGCAATAGCAACGGCCAAGGTATGGATAAGCAGTCGCTTCAATACTCTATGCAACCTGGCTACGGTATTTATAACATGTTAAACGGCCTCTTTAATGGAGACCCAGTTATGATTAAAATGGTTTCTGATGCACTTCTTGCAAAAGCAAGTTTTGGTGGAAAGCCATTAGGTAATATAACAACCTCTGAAATGGTTAAGGCTGGAATTCAATCAGCAACCGTTAGAAACATTGCTAGTCAAAATGCCGCTGCAACTGGGACTCTTGTTTCCACAGCCGCAACTACCGCTGGTGGCTACGCTGGAGCGGCTGACATTGGCACTGGTATGAATAACTTAGCCTCTGCTATGAGTGATTTAACAGCTGTGCTAGGTGGTGGTAAAGGGTTCTTATCAGGAGTAACAGGGCTTGGTAATGGAGCTATGGGCTCAGCTTTAAAACTTGGTGGCGGTTTTGGACTAAGTTCCCTACTTAAAGGTGGAACATCATCTATCTTTGGTAAAGAAATGCCAGCTATAGTGGAAAAGATATTGCCATTTTTACTTGCTGGATTTTTAGCTGAAGGTGGACCAGCTGACAAGTCAATGCCATATGTTGTTGGTGAAAAAGGACCAGAGCTGTTTATTCCTAAAACAGATGGAACTGTGCTACCTAATAGTATGTTTAAAGCTGATGGCGGTGGGGTTTCTTCTTATGGAGCATCTGGTTCTAAAACAGCATTATCAGATGACCAATTAAAAAATGTACTTAAAGCAGCAGGATTTAAAGGTAGTAGCTTAGACACAGCATTTCAAGTTTCTCGTATGGAATCTGGTGGTCGTCCTAAAGCATTAAACCAAAACTCTGCCACTGGTGATTATTCGCAAGGTCTTTTCCAAATAAACATGATTGGTGATTTGGGAAGACAAAGAAATGCACAATATCTAAAAGACTATGCATCTATTGGATACACAGGCCCTGAAAGCCTTTATGATCCAAAAATTAACGCTAAAATTGCATACGATATTTCTCATGGTGGAACTGTGTGGGGTAATGCTTGGACCAATACAGCAGCAAAACTTGGAATAGCTGGCGGTGGTTACTCTGCTGGTGGTGGTTCTGCTATGTCAATGAGTATTAATGATGCTACCGCAGCCGCTAGATTTCAAGCCGCACAAGCTGCCGCTTTTGGTGTAGCTGCTGGTGGTGTTGGTGGTGGCCTTAGTGGTGCTAACTACAACTATAATCTTGGTGGAGTTACCATACAGATAGTAGCTGCCAAGGACCCTACCAAAACTGGTGCCGCTGTTTCATCCGCAATTAAGAATCTAGGTAAGAGCTAATATGACATCAAAACCTTTAAAATCAGGAAAAGGCGCCGCTGCTGGAACTAGCACGGGTTGGAGTAATCCTGCATGGGCTGGTGTAACTGGGCAAGGAAACACCTATAAAAAAGCCACGCTTCCAACATTAAAACCTGATACAAATTACGTAAACCCTGCGTGGGCTGGCTATATTGATGCCGCTAAAAAAGGAAAATCGTATCAACAAGTACATGCAGATGCAATTCCTACATATGGTTCTGGTGCATATGTAATAGCGTATCGTGAACGTGAAAAACAAGTAAAACCTAGTTCAAAAGGATCAGGTAAAGGTTCTGGTTCAAGTGGAGACACTTCAGTACAATATGTAAGCCCAAATTTAATGAAATTTAATTTACCGCCACATCAATGGAGTTTGCCTGTAAACCCTTCTAATTTAGATACATCAAACTATGTAAATAGTAATTCAGTAGATCACAGTAAACGCAGAGCTATTATGTGGTATTACGGAGGAGCGGATACAACAGATGCTGGCATTCTACTTGGAGCTAATACTGCTGGATCAACCGCCTCTCAAACAACGGCCACTGATGTTTACAAGACTACCCCACAAGATAACTATTGGGGTTTTCAATTTTTATGGAATCCTCAAACATTTCAAACTGTTTTAACCAGAAATTCAAACGTAGTACCAAGTCTTTTAGATAAACATGCGCCTTTAAACGGGTTGTTTACTGCAATGGAATCAATTCAATTTACTATAACAATTGATAGAGTAAACGATTTTGCGTTTTTAAGAGGTTTATTTGCATATTACTCCACAACAGCAAGTTCTTTAAATATTACTAAAAACGTTTTAGCTGATGCCGCGTCTCAATACTATACAAATGGATATCCTTCAAATCCTAATCCTAAAGAAGACCCAGCTGATCAGCTTAATGCTTTGATGACTATGGGAACAATGGCGGATATTGAATATATTTATAAAATGATTAATGGTTCTGGTCAAAAAGGAAAAGTATGGACAAATGGCTTAGGACGACAAACTGCAGACCTTGCCTTTTTATCCCCAACAGCTATTGCTTTAAAACTTGGACCAAATCCAGATAGCTTGTCTTATGTGGGTTGGATTGAAAGCCTTAATGTAAACCACACCATGTTTACAGAAGATATGATCCCTATCCATAGTGAAGTAACAGTAACCTTCAACGGCTTCTCACGTGTAGCCCTAACGAGTAAGAACTAATTATGACTATATACAAAGGTTCTAGGTATGAATATTCTGTAATTGATTTTGTTTCTACAAAATTAAACGGTGATGCAAATCCTATTGTATTTTATGAATTTACTGAT